ATTATGATTCTTTTAACAAAACAAAGTTATTAGCAGCTTGTACAATTAAACATCTTTCAGATAAATAATGTACTTCCATAATATCGTCACCGATATATGATGCACCACCAACAGATCCTGTTACCCAAGACTTCATTCTTCTATCGTCAGTTTGAGAAGCTCTATATCTTACGTGTAAGAAAGGTCTCTTAATATTTCTACCTAAGTTTTCATCATATACAGATGATACACCAGCAGGAATTAAAATTCCAGAAATATCTCCAAAACCACCTCTACCAGCAGCATCGTTTAAGTATCTCCAGTCAGACTTGTAGAAGTCATAAGAACCTCTTCTAAGACCTGAAAAACCTAAATTTAATGCCATATCAGCAGAGTTTTCAAATACACCAAATGAAGCACCTCCTTGGTAACCAGAGTTTAACCCAGCCATCATGTCATCAAAAGTTAATGCTAAATCTCTATTTACATATAAGATATTTTCTTCAATAGCACCTTGCTTGTCAAGATTTTTTAATACTAAATCAAAATCAGCAAGTGAAGCTAAATCTTCAAATACATTACCTCTTGTTTCAACAGCTTGGAATAAACCTTCAGTACCGAAACTGTCACCAGCATCAATACCTAAACCACCAGTAGCAGCTTCAAGTGTAGAACTTCCAGGAACACCTTTTACAGATTCAATCATAGACATTTCTAAGTAATCTTCAAATCTTAATCTAGTTTCACTAGCAGACTTCATATACCAAGAAAATCCTGATTGTCCAGACTCATCAATTGTTTCAACCCAACCGATTTGAGCTGTATCAGAACCTGAAATTTTAAAGTGATCTTTAATAATGATTGGTCTGTTATCAAATTTAGTAAAACTTGGCTTAAGCTCTCCTACCATAGAAGCAGAACCTTTTGCAAATTCAGAACCAAATACGAATACATTACAACCAATTGAACTACCAGAACCTAAAACTGAAGATAAATCAGCAGTTTCATATGGCAGTGCAGTAAATGTTTGACCACTTGTTACAGTAACTCTACAAACAGCTGTTTTAAGACCTGTAGCTGAATCAGTAATAATAATTTGTGCACCTACTCTTACAGAGTTAGTGTAATCACTACCTAATGTTACTACGTTAGTACTTGAATTAACAGTCGCAGTTTCGTTACCTGACTTGTTTTTATAAGCAATATGTAATCTGTTTTGTTCAGACCATACTACCTGATCGGATGACATAGGCATTTCTGCCCCTACCATTGCCAAAAATCCGTTAATTGTACGGTTTCCGTATCTTTCGATCTCTTGCTCGTACAACTCTGGTAGGTATTGTTGCGCCCAACCTTGGTTAGCTGTATTGGCTAAATCAAGATAATTGTTGTCGCTTACAGTTTGTGATGGTGACCCAGTTAATGAGTAACTACCACCTAAACCTAAAGAACTATTAAATCCCATTTTTTTTAAATTTTAAGTTGTTATTTATTTCTAATTTTAAATTTCAAACTAGAACTATCATCACCACTTAATACTCTAAACTTTCTACCACCAGCATCAACAACAGGCGCAGCAGTTCTTGGAGACATATCAATGTTTTTAGCATTCATACTTGTTTCCTTTATAGCGTCTGCTTTACCTTGATCATAAAAATGTTTAACAATTTTATCAATGTTTTTACCAGCATATAAAGCTTTGTGATACCCTTTTGCATCTTGCATCATATTTTTATCGTCAAGAAACTCTCTTACGAAATTAGATATATCGCTTTGATACTCTTTAACAACTTGAACATCTTTAATATTGTATCTATAAGTTTTTTCTCCAACGTTAAAGTCAAAACCTTTGAAATTATTATTGAATACAGAGTCAGTAGATTTTTGGAAACGTTCTAGCTGTTGTTTTTGAACCTCACTATTAGTGGCTTGTTCTTGTTTGTATGTATTGTAAAATTCTACTGCCTCTTTCTGCTCGCTGGTCAACTTAGAACCCAACTTGACTTCTTTGTAATACTGATCCTTTAGGCCAGTAAGATGCTTTCGAGCTTTTACAATTTCTTCTTTGAAAGCCAATTTTTTCTTTTTAATATCTCTTGGCTCATCAATTTCCTCATCAAAATGAAAGTTATCTTCAATTAAAAAGTTTACTTCTTCCATGTTTAAATGAGGTTTAGTCGTTTTATAATATTCTAATAATAAAGCATTGTCGTCTATATTAGAATAATCCGCGTTTAATCTAGCATAATCTTCTAGACTTCCACCTGTATCTTCCATAAACTTAACTAAATCTTTTAAGTTTTCTGGTACAACTACTTGCGGCTCAGGTTGTGTTTGTGTTACAGGTTCTTCAATTTTTTCTTCTACAACTTCTTCTTGTTGTACTTCTTGTTCTTCTTTTACCTCTTCAAGAACTACCTCTTCTTCTTTAACTTCTTCGGTAGGCTTTTCAACTTCCTCTTGCTTGTTTTCTTCAGAAACTTCTTTGCTAACGTCGGATTCGTCGCGAACAGAAACTTCATCTGTGCTTTGCTCTTGAACGGGCTCATTTTTCTTTTTTAACTTAATTTTAAAATTACCACCTTCTTGCTCAAGTATTCTAGCTTGAACTTTAGGCTCTTCTTGTTTTTGTTCTTCATTAGAAGCTTTTACAGGTGTTTCTACTGTTTTTACTTCTTGAATAACATCCTCTTGTTTTTCAGTGTTTGCCATAATATAATATTATATAATTAGTAAATTACCTAGGATCAAATTGCTCTAGGCCAAAACCATCTAAGTTATCAAATCCAGCTGATTCAAAACTTTTAGGTCCTGTGTCTTTTTTTCTTTGATCAATTAACTCGCTTTGTTGAGTTGCTTGTATTTTAGTTCTTTCGTCTTTACGATCTTCTTTTTGTTTTTCTCTTTCTTTATAAACATCAGCTTCAGCTTTTCTTAATTGCATATTCATTTCAAACTCTATTTGCATTAATTCTTTTTTAAGCTGAGCTTCTCTTTCTAGCTTTTGCATTTCAAGACTAGCTTTAACTTGTTCCATTTGTGCTTTACTTTCATTTAAAGCTTGTTGTTTTTGCATCTCAGCTGCAGTTGCTCTTTCAGAAGCAGCTGCGTTAGCTTGTGCTTGAGCTTGTATGTTTTGTTGTGCTATTTGTTGATCAATAGCTTGTTTAGCTTTTCTTCTTATTTTTAATAATTGATTAGCTAATTTTATATTTCTAACTTCACGTATATCAATAGCGTCTTCTAAATTTATACTATTTTGTTGTAAAGCCATTTGTATATTGTTTTCTAATCTAGCTTTTTCTTCTTCATCAGGCGCTAATTCTAAGAATATACCAAAATCATGTAAATGTAAGCTAGCCATTTCTTCTAATGTACCAACATTAAATTTACCTAAAGATTTTATAAACGCTTCTTTTGTTGGTGAATATTCTATAACATCAGATATTCTCATAGCAATACACTCTGCAAGTGATAGAGTTATATATAAACTACCTTGTAATATATGTCTAGTCGCTGTGTTACTATTTGCTGCTGCTAGTTTTTGTACACCTACTAAAGCATTTTTATCTGGCATACTACCATCTCTAGCTTCATTAAGCCCAGTAACATCACGCATCATTTGAAGATAATAATTATAAGTTTGTATTAAACTTTGTATTTTACCGCCTTTAGTACTAGAGTTTATTTCAGTTACTGGTCTTATACCTCTATTCATATCACCGTCTTGCGTCATTGATCTACCAATAACACTACCGGTTTGAAAATACATATTTAAAGCTTCTTGTGGATTATAATTAGTACCATTACCTAAATCTATTTCAGCTAAAGCATCAGCATCTAAATAAACACCGTCTGGAACCATTTTAGCCATTACTTGTTGTAGCTTTAAATGCGTTAATTGTATCATATCAGCAAAACCTGTAATACGGCTAACTAAACTTTCAATGCGACCTTCATACATACGAGGAGCACACATGCTATAACTCATAACAGCTTTTGTAGTATCTGACTTTGGTCTTATCATATTTTTCTTTAACTCCCACTTTAAAAGTTTATCTGAACCACTACCTAATATTTTAGCACCCTCATATACAACTTCTATAACTCTTTCAACTTTTTCAAAATCTTCGTTTTTAGGTGGATTAAAACCACTATCTTTTTTAATAGCTCTTTGCCCGCCTGTAGCTGTGTTTTTTACTTTATAAACTTCACTCATATAAGTTTTATATTCAAAATATAAAACACTTATTGTATTGCTATCGTCACCTTTTTTATTTATTATAGTTCTTTTTCTATAAGCAGTTGAATAACCTCTATATCTTTCTATATCTTCATCAGTTATTTCTGGAAACTGTTTTTTTAACTCGTTTGCATACACTTGTTTTACTTCACCAACGTAATATATATCATCAAAATAAGGTGAATCTGTATAAGAGTAAACTAAATCAGCTGGATCAACGTATTCTATTTTAATACCCTCTGATTTATTAAATGAATTTTTTGTAGCACCAATACCTATGGTAACTAAATCTTGGTTAACTCTTTTAGATACGTAATCATATTTATTAGCATCAAAAATACTATTAATAGCTTCTTCTTCTGCTATTTCAATACTTTGCTTGTAATCAAGCTGCATATGTAGCTGCAGTTCTTCATTTGATTGTGGTAATTTTGATTGATCTGTTTTATACATATCAATACCAAACTGTTGCGCAACTTGATCATTAAAGCTC